GCAACCCCAGCACCGTCCGCTCAGAGTCCGGCAAGGTCGCCCGCTACCCGCACGTCCGCGCCGCCATCGAACGCCTCAAGGCCGATGCGTCCGCCGAGCTGGCCAAGTCCATGAAGCGGGATCTCGGGCTGGACCGCACGTTCGTCCTGTCCAACCTGAAGGAAGTGGTCGAGCGCTGCATGGAAGCCGCGCCAGTCAAGGGACGGGACGGCAAGCCCATCGCCGGCGCCTACCAGTTCGACGCCAAAGGGGCCAATCAGGCCCTCATGTTGATCGGGAAAGAGCTGGGAATGTTCGTCGAGCGCCGGGAAGTCAGGCATGGCGCCCTCGTGGACGCATCCGACGAGGACATCGACAAGGAAATAGCGACGATCGCAACGGAGCTGGCCCAGCTGACCGGCAAGCCGCTGCGTCAGGTGCTGCTGGAGTCGGTCAAGATGGAGCTTGCCATCGACATCACGCCGCACGACGCGAGGCGCCTGGAGCTGGCCGACGCCGCGAACGAGGCCGACGACGCGACCCCGGGGGGGGGCCTTGCGGCGCGCGGTGGGGCCCCGTGATTGGTATATCCCCGCTCCCGACCCGGCCTGTTTTCAGCGCTTCATTTTCGTAAGGTGAAATATGGCTCGATTTCGGAAGCGGCCGGTAGTGGTTGAAGCGGAGCAGTTTTTTGAGCACTCAGTCGATGGTTGGCCGCTGGGTGTTTACAAGGACTCGGAGTCGACTAGCGGCTACGCGATTGAGACGTTGGAGGGGAGGTGTCTTGAGGTGACGCCTGGGGACTGGATCGTTACTGGGGTGAAGGGTGAGCGGTATCCGTGCAAGCCGGATGTTTTTGCTGCGACGTACGAGGCTGTTTGATCGCGGCCGGCCTGATTTGAGGGCTCCTTTTTCGCATGGTGAGATGATGGGTGTACCGCGGATGAGCTGGTTGGAGTGGTGTGGGGTGTTTGTGCCGCTGGTGGCGCTGGTGGCGATGGCGGTGGTGATATATCTGGTGGTGGCGTGAGTGCGGTGTCGTTGTTGGAGCGGCCGGAGCGGCCTCGGTTGGGTGAGGTGACGTGGACGACGAGTTTGTGCGAGTGCTTGTTCTGTGGGATGGAGTGGCAGAGCGTGCATCGACACGGGGTGGAGATTGAGTGTCCGGGGTGTGAAGGGAGGGATGTTGTGAGGACTGATGGGTGTGAGATGGCGAAGGGATGCAAGAAGCCGCCGCGGCCGCCGGGGAAGCGGTGATGGAGCCGTGGTTGGAGCGGTTGCATGAGGAACGTGCGGAGCTGCGTGAGCGGATTGCGAAGCTGGCGGTGTTCACGTCGGTTCCGGCGTTTTACTGTCTTGCTGATGCGGAGCAGGAGCGGTTGCTGCGGCAGTACGACGTGATGAGTCAGTATCTGGGGGTGCTGGTCGAGCGGATTCATGCGGCCGACGAGAAGCCGGTTGTTGCTTTGCCGGATCGTGTCTGATGGATCTGGCGGCGTTGCCGATAGCGCAGAGGGCGCGGTTTGCGGAGGCGTTGAGGGAGAAGGCGTACCGGGCGAAGCGAAACCGGCTCGCCTTTTACAAGCCGTATCCGAAGCAGCTGGAGTTTCACGCGGCGGGGTCGGAGTATCGCGAGCGGCTATTTTCTGCTGGAAACCAGTTGGGCAAGACGTTGGCGGGTGCGGCCGAGATGGCGATGCATCTGACGGGTCGGTATCCGGACTGGTGGAAGGGGAGGGTGTTTGATCATCCGATCAGTGCGTGGACGGCGTCGGTGACGGGTGAGGTGACGCGGGATGCGCCGCAGCGGTTGCTGATTGGAGAGCCGGGGATTGCGAGCGCGCGCGGGACGGGGTTCATTCCGGCTGATGCGCTGGGGGATACGCCGCCGAAGCAGAACATCCCGAAGGCGATAGCGATGGCTGTCGTGAAGTGGGGTGGGGGTGGGGATATTCAGCAGAAGGAGTCGGTGCTGACGTTCAAGTCGTATGACCAGGGGCGGGAGAAGTTTCAAGGCGGGACGATTCACGTCATGAACTTTGACGAGGAACCGCCGATTGACATCTACTCCGAGGGCAAGACGCGGACGAACGTGGCGCAGGGGTTGGTGTATCTGACGTTCACGCCGTTGTTGGGGATGAGCGAGACGGTGCGGCGGTTCCTGATTGACAAGGAGCCCGGGACGCACGTGACGTTCATGGGGATTTACGACGCCGCGCACTATTCGAAGCAGCAAGCCGACGAGATCATTCGCGGCTATCCGGAGCACGAGCGTGAGGCACGGGCTTATGGCAAGCCGGTACTCGGAAGCGGTGCTGTATTTCCGATTCCGGAGTCGCAGATTGCGTGCGACCCATTCGAGATACCTGGGCACTGGCGACGGATTGTGGGCATGGACCTCGGATGGGATCACCCGACGACGGCGGTGTGGCTGGCGCACGATACCGAGAACGACGTGGTGTACGTGACGGACGTGTACGGGGACCGGAAGAAGTTGCCGGCGGTGCACGCGAGCGCGATCAAGGGTCGGTGTGGTTGGGACATGCCGGTGGCGTGGCCGCATGACGGGTTGCAGACGCAGAAGGACAGCGGCAAGCCGATGCGGGATGCGTATCGGAAAGAGGGATTGAACATGCTGCCGGAGCGGGCCCAGTTCGAGGACGGGAGTTACGGGCTCGAGGCCGGGGTGCAGATCATGCTGAACCGGATGGGCAAGGGGGCGTTCAAGGTGTTCAGACACTTGGAGCCGTGGTTTGCGGAGTACCGGACCTATCACCGCAAGGACGGGGTGATCGTGGCAGAGCATGACGACTTCATGGCGGCAACGCGCTACGCTTGCATGAGCCTGCGCTTTGCTCAACCGTTCACTGCACAAGTGCTGTCGATCTACCGACAGAGCTGGAGAGCCTGATGCTGACTGCTGCCGAGATCAATGCTGCGACGGGCGATGCGCTGCAGAGGCTGATCGCGCGGGTGACGGATGCGGCGTATGAGGATGCGCGTGACACGAATCAGAAGTTCGAGGATTCGCTGGTCGCGGCGGCCGCGACAGATCAGAGCGTGGTGGGCGCGCTGGAGCGGGTGGCGAACGCGGTGGAAGCGGTCGCGAATCGTCCGGTGCTGAGTCCCAAGCAGCAGCTGTGGGTGGATCTGTATCAGACGCACCTGAAGACGCGGAAGGATCCGGCGGTGATTTCGTCGACCACGGGTGATCCGGTGATCAAGGACATCGTGCTGGATGCGGCGATGATGACCAACGAGGTCTTTCCGCACGTGAAGGCCGCGATGGCGGCGCTGCAGGTTCCGCCTGGCGGCGTGGACTGGACGTGAGGCAGCCTGTTGTTTTGCTTTCGCCCGATGAACTGGATTTCATCGACGCCAAGATCACGCTGCTACAGCAGCGCGTATACAACCTGACCAAAGGACTTGAGATGGCAAACGCTTCGCTGGACGCACTGCAGACCCAAGTGGCCGAAACCAATGGCGTGATCGCTTCGGCGGTGACGTTGATCAACGGGATCGCGGCGCAGCTGGCCGCGGTGCAGGCCGAGCTGGCGGCGGTCGGGGTAGAGAATGCCACGCTGGATGCGCTCAAGACGTCGCTCGACACGAGCGAGCAGGAACTGGCCGCGGCGGTCGCGGCGAATGCTGGCACCGTTCCGCCGCCGGCCCAGTAGGGGGCGTTTGATTGGAACTCAGAACGGTCGACGCCGAGAAGCTGATCACAGGGCGCGACGGCGGAAACACGCGCCCGGTCGCCCGCGATCTGGCCAACGCGCCGGACGCGATGGAGTTGAGCCGCCTCGAGCGCATTCTCGAGGACGTCAACAACCAGCCGGGGTGGAGAGCGGAGGCTGACAAGGCCTGCGACTACTACGACGGCAAGCAGCTCGACGCCGAAACGATCGCGAAGCTGCGCGAGCGCGGGCTCGGTGAGTTGTCGCAGAACCTGATCAAGCCGTCGGTCGACGCCGTGCTGGGTCTGGAAGCGAAGACGCGCACCGACTGGATGGTGATGTGTCCGGACGACCAGTGGCAGGATGTGGTCGACGCGATGAACGCCAAGCTGAAAGAGGCGGAAATCGAGACGCGCGCGGACCGCGCCTGCTCGGACGCCTACGCCGGCCAGATCAAGGCGGGTTTCCACACGGTCGAAGTATCGCGGCAGACCAATCCGTTCGAGTTCCCGTACCGGGTCGTCCCGGTGCACCGCCGTGAGATCTACTGGGACTGGCACTCGCAGCACGCGACATGGGACGACGCGCGCTACGTGGTGAGGAAGCGCTGGAACGACGCCGACGTCGTCGCCGCGTTCTTCCCGAAGTTCAAAGACCTGATCATGCACTCGGCGAACGGCTGGGCCGGATCATGGTCGAGTGCATTCGACTTCGACAACCGGCGCCACGAGCTGCTGCAGAGCGGGCAGGAAGTCGAGGCCCGCACGCGGATCGAGGATCTGGAATGGCGCGACCAGTCGCGCGGTCGGGTCTGCGTGTTCGAAGTCTGGTATCGGACCTACCACCGGGGGGCCGTTCTCTGGATGCCGGATGGAAGACGGGTGGAGTTTGACTCCAAGAATCCGGTTCACGTGGCGCTCGTCGCCTCGGGACAGGTGCAGCCGCGTGTGGGGGTGTTCGACCGCGTGCGCCTGGCGTACTTCGTGGGCCCGCACCGGGTGGCGGACATGGCCACCAGCCGCCGGCGCTTCCCCTACATTCC